ATGGCCTGATTTCATTGAAGGTCACCACCATAAAATTATTGCAAAAAAATTTAACGATCTTGCTAATGGTAAGATTAAAAGACTTATTGTAAACATGCCACCAAGACACACTAAGTCTGAGTTCGCATCATCACTATTACCTGCATGGATGATAGGTCGTACTCCCAAGCTAAAGATAATTCAAACAACCCACACCGGAGAACTTGCTGTAAGGTTTGGTCGTAAAGCTAAGAACCTGATTGATAGTGAAGAATATCAAAAGGTATTTAAAACTAGACTACAAGAAGATAGTAAAGCTGCTGGACGTTGGGAAACCGCACAAGGTGGAGAATACTTTGCTGCTGGTGTTGGTGGTGCTATCACAGGTCGTGGTGCAGATTTATTAATTATAGATGATCCACACTCGGAGCAAGATGCTATGAACATGCAAGCTCTTGAGCGAGCATATGAATGGTACACATCAGGTCCTCGACAACGTTTACAACCAGGTGGTAAAATTGTTTGTGTAATGACCAGATGGAATACAAAAGATTTAACAGGTATGTTATTAAACTCGCAAAAAGAAGCTAAGTCAGATCAATGGCATGTTGTAGAGTTTCCAGCAATTTTGCCAAGTAAGAAACCTGTTTGGCCAGGCTATTGGAAACTAGACGAACTTGAAGCTGTTAAAGCATCGCTGTCAGTTGGTAAATGGAATGCACAATGGATGCAAAATCCAACTAGTGAAGAAGGTGCAATCATAAAACGTGAGTGGTGGAAGAATTGGGACAAGGATAGTTTACCTGCTTTAAAACATGTTATCCAATCTTATGACACTGCTTTCATGAAAAAAGAAACTGCCGATTTTTCTGCAATCACAACGTGGGGCGTGTTTCAAGAAACTGAAGACTCAGCACCTAATTTAATATTACTCGACGCTATGAAAGAGAGACTAGAATTTCCTGAGTTGAGACGAGTAGCGAAAGAACAGTATGACTACTGGCAACCAGAAACTGTGTTAGTTGAGGCTAAGGCATCAGGACTACCACTTACTTATGAGCTTAGAGCTATGGGAATACCTGTAGTCAACTTCACACCATCAAAAGGAAATGATAAGCATACTAGAGTTAATTCTGTTGCACCATTATTTGAAAGTGGTATGATATGGGCTCCAACAGATAAAAAATTTGCACAAGAAGTTATGGAAGAGTGTGCTGCTTTCCCTTATGGAGATCATGACGATTTAGTTGACTCTATGACACAAGCTGTTATGAGATTTAGACAGGGAGGATTAATAAGTCACCCTGAAGATTATGAGGAAGAGAAATCACCTCCTAGAAAATATAGTTACTATTGGTAGTATGAAAAAATTAACCAAGACTACACCACCGAAAAGAGGACCTAACCCACAGGGCTTGAATATTCCTATTAAAAAGGTTAAGGTCGCACGATTGGAGAAAATAAATGGCAGATATGGACAAGGCTCTTCCAAACGTTGAGCAAACTATAAATATACCTAACGAAGAAGATATTAACATCGAGCTAGAGGAACAACAAAAAGATCCTCAAGAACCTGTTGACGTTCAAGAGAACGAAGACGGAAGTGTTGATGTTAACTTTGATCCATCGCAAGTTAACCCTGGACAAGACGAAGGGCACTTTGCAAACTTAGCAGAATTATTACCAGAGAACGTCCTCGACCCTATAGGCTCGGAACTCTTTTCTAATTACGAAGACTATAAATCTTCAAGAAAAGATTGGGAAAAAGCTTACACATCAGGATTAGATTTATTAGGATTTAAATACGAAAGTAAAACAGAACCATTCAAAGGTGCATCAGGTGCAACACATCCTGTACTAGCCGAAGCAGTTACACAATTTCAAGCACTCGCTTATAAAGAATTGTTACCAGCAGGTGGACCTGTACGTACACAGATCATAGGTCAGATCTCAGCTGAAAGAGAGCAGCAAGCAGCGAGAGTCAAAGACTTTATGAATTATCAAATCATGGATCAGATGAAAGAGTATGAAGCTGAACTTGATCAAATGTTATTTTATTTACCACTATCAGGATCTGCATTTAAAAAAGTTTATTATGATGAGATCATGCAAAGAGCAGTTTCTAAATTTNTACCAGCTGATGATTTAGTTGTACCTTACACAGCTACATCTTTAGATGATGCAGAATCAATTATTCACGTTGTTAAAATTTCTGAGAACGAATTACGTAAACAACAAGTAGGAGGTTTTTATAGAGATATAGAATTAAATCCTTCTTATGTAAATGAATCAGATATAGAAAAAAAAGAACGAGAATTAGACGGCACAAGAAAAGGTAGAGATGAGAGAATTTTTAGTCTTCTTGAGTGTCACGTAAACTTAGACATAGACGGATTTAATGATGTTGATGCAGAAGGTCTGCCAACAGGAATTAAACTACCGTACATCGTTACCATTGAAGAAGGATCTAGAGAAACTTTATCTATTAGAAGAAACTATGAAATAGGAGATCCTTTAAAAAACAAAATAGATTACTTCGTACACTTTAAATTTTTACCAGGACTTGGCTTTTATGGCTTTGGATTAATTCACATGATTGGTGGATTATCTAGAACAGCAACATCAGCTTTAAGATCATTGTTAGATGCAGGAACGTTATCAAACTTACCTGCCGGATTTAAAATGCGTGGTATAAAAATGAGAGACGAGAATCAACCGATTCAACCTGGAGAGTTTAGAGATGTAGATGCTCCTGGTGGATCTCTTAGAGATGCTTTCATGCCTCTTCCTTTTAAGGAACCATCGCAAACCTTATTATCGCTTATGGGTGTCGTGGTACAAGCAGGTCAAAGATTCGCTTCAATAGCAGATCTGCAAGTGGGAGACGGGAATCAGCAAGCTGCAGTGGGCACGACAGTTGCTATGCTTGAAAGAGGGAGCAGAACAATGTCTGCCATACATAAAAGATTGTATGCCTCTATGAAAAAAGAATTTAATTTATTAGCAAGAGTTTTCAANTTATATCTACCTCCAATCTATCCATACGATATTGTCGGCGGTCAAAAACAAGTCAAGCAATTAGACTTCGATGATAGAGTAGATATATTGCCGGTTGCAGATCCAAACATATTTTCTCAAACTCAGAGAATCTCCCTAGCCCAAACGGAAATGCAACTGGCTTCGTCCAATCCACAACTACACAATCAGTATCAAGTGTATAGAAATATGTATGAAGCGTTAGGTGTAAAAGATATTGACTCTATTTTAATTAGACCACAACCACCAACACCAAAAGATCCTGCATTAGAACATATCGATGCATTAGGTGGAAAACCTTTTCAAGCTTTCCCTGGTCAAGATCATAGATCACACATTACTGCTCACTTAAATTTCTTAGAAACAAACATGGTTAAGAACGCACCTGCAGTTGGAGCGTCTATACAAAAAAATATTTTAGAACATATTAGTTTAATGGCACAAGAGCAGATTGAATTAGAGTTTAGACAAGAGTTACCACAACTAGCACAGATGATGCAGATGGCTCAACAGAATCCACAGATGCAACAACAAGCTATGGCTATGCAACAACGTATCGAAGCTAGAAAAGCTGTACTAATTTCTGAAATGATGGAAGAATACATGAACGAAGAGAAAAAAATTACTTCACAATTTGGAAATGACCCTATTGCAATGTTAAGAGCTAGAGAATTAGACCTTCAAGCACAAGAGAACAACAGAAAAAAACAAGAAGGTGAAGATAGAATTAACTTAGATCGTATGAAAGCGATGATGAACCAACAAAACGTAGATGAGAAGCTAGATCAGAACGAAGAACTAGCACAATTAAGATCTGACACGTCTATTAAGAAAACAATTTTAACAAGTGAACTTAAAAAGGACAATTAATGATTAATAAAAAAGAAAAAAACACTTTAAAGAAGCATAAAAAACATCATACAACAAAACATATGGCATCAATGAAAAAAGATATGAAAAAAGGCATGACTTTTAATAAATCGCATAATAAAGCTATGCGAAAGGTTGGAAAATAATGGCTTGGTTTGGTTTAGCAAAATTAGCATTCTCTGCTGGAAGTAAAATCTACGCTAATCGTCAAAAAACAAAAATGGCTATGTCTGATGCACAATTAATGCACGCAGAAAAGATGGCTAGAGGCGATGAAGCTTATCAAGGCAAATTATTAGAGTCTAGACAATCCGACTGGAAAGATGAGGCTGTTTTAATTATATTAAGCACACCTATAGCTATTTTAGCTTGGGCAGTGGTATCAGATGACCCTACAGCAATGGATAAAGTAAAGCTATTCTTCGAAATGTTCTCAGAATTACCTAAATGGTTTACTAACTTATGGATACTTGTAGTTGCTAGTATTTATGGTATAAAAGGAACACAAATATTTAAAGGAACAAAAAAATAATGGCAATATTTAAAAAAATAAAAGAAAAGTTTAAATCTAAATTCTCTAAAGCTAGAGAAGATGGTAAAAAAACTTTTAAAGGTGATTTTAGTAAATCAGTTCCTGGAGGACCAGGACAAGTTACTGCAGGTAAATTAGAATATTCTACAAAAACAAAAAAAGAAGTAGCAGACAAAATTAAAAAAGACAAAAAAAGATCAGGTCAAAGACCTAATGATCCAAGACCTGCTCCTAAATATGAAAAAGCAACTGGCACTAAAGTAAGTGCTAGAGGACAAGCTTTTGCTAAAGCTAGAAAAGAAGGAAAAGATTCATTTACATTTAATGGTAAAAGTTACAGCACAAGACTTAAAGGTGAAAAAAGACCAGCTACTCCAGAAATAAAAAACCAATCAGCAAAAAAATCTTCTGACAAAAGAATTTTAGCTAATACTGGCGGAAGAGCTAATCTTAGAGGCGGAGGCATGTCACAAAGAGGTTTAGGTAAAGCATTTAAAAATGGAGGGAGATTATGATGTTAAGAAAAGATAAGAAACAATATGGAAAAATTACATCAAAAGACCTTAAAAAAAGAAGAATTCAAAAAAAAATTGATGAGATAGAAAATAAGGAGGTTAAAGTTGGCCCCGCAAAAGAATCTAAACCT